AAATCATTGAATTTACTGCTGACGCAAATGAATGGGAAATTAAAGACACACGCAACCTCACCGCCCATGAATGGGTCATGCGTTGGGCAAAATCTAACGCTGCTGAAAATGGTTGGAATCCATCTTTTTCTGAGCGTCTTGAATACGACTTTTCTCAGAATTAAGAGGAAGCATATGAAAAATCTAGCCTACACCACCGAAGTCCACAGCATCGACTACGGTTATCTTTTAGTCGAGTTCGACTACTTTGAAGCCGATGATTCTGTTGGCCTCTCCGAAGTCTACGATTGGTTTGCGTATACCACCGAAGCATTTGAAGATGAACCCGCCGGAACTGAGGTCACATACGAACTCACAGCAGCAGATCAAGCATTGATCTACGCACAGATCAAGAAACACCACATCGCCATGTTGGAGGACTTTCATGCTTAACAGAACCAAATTTCCCCGCACATTCAACGAAGCATTCCCCAACAGTATGGAGAACGGTGCTTGCATTGAGATTCATGTAGCGCAAACAAGCATTGGGGAACGATGGATTAGGGCCATTGCCTTGATTGGCTTGATTGTCGTTTTGCTAGATATTTTAGTTTGGAGACCGTAATGAAGATCAAAACAACAATTCACATTTTTCAATCTAAGTACCCTTGGGATGATGCTGAAAAATACGATATTTTTTCAGTCCAATTGGACGATAGCGAACATCGGTCATATGTTGGTAGTCAAGAGATTGAGATTGATGTACCCGAATACTTTGACCCCCGCGCACAGCAAATCGCCGCTTTGGAAAAAGAAAAGCAAAAGGTCATGGCTGATTCTCAGCAAGCCGTGACAAAGATCAACCATCGCATCAACAACTTGAAAGCAATCACAGCATGAATGCCGAGTACATCATCAACTCTGCCAAACAAACATCAGAGACCCTCTACCGTGAACATGATGCCGATCAAGTAGAAAGACTGCTGTACCGCATCCAATTGTTGGAAGGCCACATTCGTGTGTTGTCTACCCACATTGATAACGCCCGTGACGAAATCAAAACCCTCCAAACCGAACTCATTGCAAAGGATTCCAAATGAAAAACATCGCTACAGCTTTGGTCAAAGCACAAAAGGCTTTTGGCCCCGCTTTAAAGACCTCTACGAACCCTCATTTCAAATCACGCTATGCTGACCTCTCCGCTTGCGTTGAGGCCGTTATAGGGGCTTTAAACGATAACGGCATTGCATTGGTTCAAAAGTCATACGACTGTGAAAACGGTGTGATGGTTGAAACGATGTTTGTTCATGAGTCCGGTGAGATGTTGGAGTGTGGCATCTTGCACTTCCCAGCAAGCAAAGCCGACCCTCAAGGTCACATGAGTGCTTTGACTTATGCGCGGAGAGGTTCCCTCATGGCAGCTTGTGGCATCGCACCGGAAGATGATGATGGGAATGCTGCAAGCCGCAAGCCCGAGAAACCTCCCGTATTGATTGCCCCGCTAATCGCTTCCATTGATGCAGCCACCACAGAGGAAGAATTGAAGGCAGCTTACTTTGAGGCCATTAAGGTAGCCGGACATGATGCAGCCGCAAAGAATGCCATCATTGTTGCCAAAGACTTGAAGAAAGCGAGTCTGTAATGGAACAAGGTACACCGGAATGGTTCGCCGCCCGTTTGGGCAAAGTCACTGCCTCTCGCGTCTCCGATGTGATGGCAAAGCTAAAAACGGGGGGCTATGGTGCGTCACGAGATGATTACATGGCCCAATTGATTTGTGAGCGTTTGACGGGTGAAGTAGCTGAATCTTTTACCAACAGTGCAATGGCATGGGGGACAGAGACCGAGCCAATGGCCCGAGCGCATTACGAAATGGTCAATTCAGTGTTGGTCGATCAAGTTGGGTTTATTGCTCATCCGGACATTGAAATGGCAGGGGCATCACCCGATGGGATTGTGTTCAATGGAATCATCGAAATCAAGTGTCCCAATACATCCACCCACATTGACACACTGCTAAACAAAAAAGTCCCCGCAAAGTACATCAAGCAGATTCAGTTTCAGCTTAGATGCACCGGAAAAGAATGGTGTGATTTCGTTTCCTTTGACCCGCGACTCAAGGGTTTGGAAATGTTCACCAAACGAGTCGAGCGAGACGAGAAGCTAATCAGCGAAATGGATACCGAAGTGGTGAAGTTTCTCTCCGACCTTGACGAAAAACTTGAACTTTTAATGAAAGAAAAAAATGGCACTGCTTAAAGAAGTTACCGTAGTTGCGGGTACATACACCAACGCAAAGGGTGAAGAAAAGAAACGATACATCCGCATTGGGTCAGTCATTGACACAAAGAACGGCCCTATGCTGAAACTCGATGTAATGCCCATCTATGCGGGATGGGACGGTTGGGCATACATGAACGACCCAAAGCCCAAAGAATATAAAGGCTTGCCAGCCGATGAGGACATTGGGTTTTGAGTCCGGAAGATGAAGCGTTTGAAGAACTCAGTCGCAGACAAGGCGATTGGGGACTTCAAGGGTCGCGCAAACACCAAATAATCCGATACGCTGAAACCAATGCGCGAAACGAAGTGATTGAAGAAGTTGCCCAACACATTGAGAAATGCAGCTTGGCATTTGGAAAAGATAGCATTCAATCGTTTACTGTGTACATAAGGAATATGAAGAAATGAAAGCACGAAAAGTATTTCACGCACTAATGTCATCAAAGGGCTATACAGATGCTGATCTAGCCATGAGTAACGACAAGTACACCAATCCCGCTATGCAAGGCAGATGGAACTATTTTTTGTTGGGTTGGGAAATGAGGGGTGTGATGTGATTGAAACTGTCATCACCATCTTTGCCATCGGATTTGTTGGTATTGCGTTAGCCATTGGTAGCGTTTGCTTTATGGTGTGGCTTGCTCTCAATGAATCCTAAGAGTACGAATAACTCCGGCATGAAGTGCCCCGAGTGCGGTGCAATCTCATTTGTTCAACACACTAAGACCGTTGAGAATATGCTTGTCAGACGAAGGGAGTGCTTCAACGAACACCGCTTTATCTCACATGAGACCATCCTCAGAATGGTCAAGCGTTACAAGACAGATAAGGCTTGATTGGTGTGGTTAATCCTATCGTCAAGCCCAATAGTCCCGCCGTTGATTTTCTTTGTAAGACCCGTCCAATTTGCTTCTTCCGCTAGACGGTTGCAATCATGCGTTGACCAAAACCAACCCGCTGTTAACGCTGCGTATTTGGGTGTGGCGACTAGATCGGGTTCCATCACGAAATCTACTCCGAGTGCTTGTCCCGCATGGAAGTAGTTAGCGTGTCCAGTAAGTTGGATGCAGCCCCGACCTCTGAAACGATACCCGTCACCGCTAGATTCATCACGATTGCCCATACGACTAGCATAGACCATGTTGGCGATTTTTTTGGGGTTTCTTGCATATTGGTTGGCAATGTCCATAGTTGGGAATCGCTTGGCCCACAGCTTCATGAGCGTTTCAGCGCGGTAATTGAGATTCTCCTCCAATGTCTTGAAGTGTCCACACTCATGTCCACATTGACCGATAAAGGCCGCTTGTTGGCGTTTGGTGGAGATGTTGAATCTGCCAAAGGTCTCATTGAGTGCATCAACCCATTCAGCCCCAATGTGGAGTTTTTTCAGTTGGTCAGCGGTTAGCATTCATCACCTCCATTACCTTGTTGTAACTGTCCACGCAAGCATTCAATTGCGCGGTGTTTCTGTCGCCTTGGGCGATGATTTCGGCAATGGCTGCGAGGGTTGCTCGTTCGGAGTCAGTAGTTTCATAAACCGGTCTGTTAGGTTCACTTCTCTCTTTTGGGCTATCTCCGGTGGGAGTGGGGGCATTTGCGGGGGTTTGTACGCAACTTGTGGACGGGAGCCGCAACCGACCATCACGAATAGCGCGATCAAGACTAGATTGTTTTTGAGTGATGACATTATTAGCCTCCGATAATTTGGTTGATTGTTCGTTCAATTGTTGGGCAAGTTCGCGTTCTTTCTCTCTTGCTTCATCATTCTTTTTAGCAATCTCGACTTGCATCTCAGCGTCACGGTCATACCATCCAACATGATGCCCATAACCATAAGCACCGCCCACAGCAATCATCGCCGCAATGATGAAGTACGGGTTAACCATTCTTCACC